GAAAAACTCAGTGCGGCCTTTGATAGAGTTTTCTTTATCCCGGGCAATCACGATTTATACTATCGTGATCGCAGAGACATCACGTCTGTGGCCTGGGCACAACGGGGGCGCAATATCCACATTGTCAATGAAAGTATCTACACCGAAGGCGATGTTGCCATTGTTCCTTGGCTAATTGGAGATGATCATAAAAAGTTAAGCAAGGTCAATGCCAAATATATGTTTGGGCATTTGGAACTGCCTCACTTCTTAATGAATGCCAAGGTAGCCATGCCAGATCATGGAGACATCAAAACTGACGACTTCCGTGGTGTTGAACATGTTTATTCTGGTCACTTTCACATTCGACAAAAGCAAGGCAACATTACCTACATTGGAAATTGTTTCCCTCACAACTATGCTGATGCGTGGGATGACGAACGTGGTATGATGATTCAAGAATGGGGCAAGCCACCGGTGTATCATAATTGGCCCATGGCTCCTAGATTCAGAACACTGAAACTAAGTGAACTACTGGAAAGTCCAGAAGTGTTCATGAATAATCGAACGTACCTTAGAGTTACGCTAGATAAAGATGTCAGCTATGAAGAAGCAAACTTTGTCAAGGAAACATTTCACAGTCAATATGGCTGTCGAGAACTGGCGTTGATTGCTGAAAAGAATCTTGACCTAACTCAAGAATACACCGGCGACATCAAGTTTGAAAGCGTTGACCAGATTGTCAGCGAACAACTTTTAAAAATTCAAAGCGACACATTTGATCCAGCATTGCTACTGGATATCTATAGGAACCTATGATTAAAATTAAAACTCTTACAGTTAAAAACTTTATGAGTGTGGGTAATGTTACCCAGGCTGTAAACTTTGATCAAAACATTCTAACGTTGGTACTAGGCGAAAACTTAGACCTAGGCGGAGATGACAGCGGTAGTCGTAACGGCACTGGTAAAACTACTATCATCAATGCCCTGAGTTACGGATTGTTTGGCACTGCGTTAACTAACATTCGTAAAGATAACTTAGTCAACAAGACCAACAGCAAAGGCATGGCTGTCAGTATTGAGTTTGATAAGGATGGTAACAACTATCGTATTGAGCGTGGCCGAAAACCTACTTTCCTAAGATTGTATGTCAACGATCAGGAGTTGGGTGCAGAGCAAGCGGAAGTCGAAGATGAAAGTCAAGGCGATAGTCGTGAAACTCAGCGGGCCATCGAAACCATGTTTGGCCTAAGTCATGACATGTTCAAACATATCCTGGCTTTGAACACTTACACTGAGCCTTTTCTAACTTTAAAGACTGCGGACCAACGTGCGCTGATTGAACAGTTGTTGGGCATTACTCAGTTGGGACAAAAGGCAGAAGCTCTTAAAGAATCAGTGCGTGGCATCAAAGAGTCTATTACCAATGAAGAATATCGAATCAAAGCAGTCATTGACAGCAACGCCCATGTGCAAGAAACAATCAACAGTACTGAGTTAAAAAGTAAAATATGGGATAAGAAAAAACTAGACGATGTTGCCAACATGCAGTCAGCCATGGATCAACTTAAAACACTGAACATCGAAACTGAAATAGAACTGCATGCCGCACATAAAACTTTCACCGATGACACTACAACCTTACGAAACTTAACCAAACAGCGTAGTCAAGCACAGACAATTCGTGACAGTGCTGTGAGAAAAATTAATAAAGTTACCACAGACTTTGAAAAGTTAAATGACCACAGGTGTCATGCCTGTGGTCAAGATGTACACGATGACAAGTATAACAACTTGTTGGATCAGGCTCAGTTAGAATTAAACTCAGCCAATGATGAACTGTCGTCAGCTAATGAAGCTTTGGTGTTGTTGGATGCAGAAATACTTGACATTGGTACACTTGTTTCTCCTGCACGAACATTTTATGATTCTGTGGAAGAAGCATATCAGCATCGCAGTAGTTTAGACAGTTTGGCCAGTCAAATTGAAGCACGTGGCAATGAAGAAAATCCATTCATTGATCAAATCAATGAACTGAAAAATCGTGCGTTACAGGAAGTCAGCTACGACGCCATGAACGAATTGATACGAGTTAGAGATCATCAGGAATTTTTATACAAGCTATTGACCAGCAAAGATAGTTTTATACGTAAATGCATCATTGATCAAAACTTAAACTATCTAAACAAACGACTGGCTTATTACCTAGACAAGATGGGATTGCCTCATACTGTTAAATTCTTAAACGACCTCAGTACAGAAATCATGGAACTAGGTCGTGAACTAGACTTTGATAACTTGAGCAGAGGTGAACGCAACAGACTTATTCTTAGCTTGAGTTGGGCCTTCCGTGATGTATGGGAAAGTTTATATCAACCAATCAATTTACTGTTTGTCGACGAACTAGTTGACAACGGTTTAGATGCCAGCGGTGTAGACGCAGCCATTGGCGTTCTTAAGAAAATGACCAGAGAACGCCAGAAGAGTATTTTCCTTGTAAGTCATCGTGATGACTTGATTAGCAGGGTGAATACTGTACTCAAAGTGGTCAAAGAAAACGGCTATACCAGTTATAGCAGTGATGTACACATAGTAGAACACGCATAAATTGAATATGCTGTCAAACTTATCATAACTAAACAAACAAAGGAGAATTGTTATGTCAGAAGAAATTCAAAACCCACACGACGCACTAGTATCAGCATTTAATGCTTATGTTGCAGAACACGAAAAGTTCGCCAACAAAGGTGTCAAAGCCGCCGGAACCCGAGCACGTAAAGCACTGCAAGACTTGACCAAAGCGGCCAAGTCACGCAGAGTAGAAATTCAAGAAATCAAGAACGCCGATAAAGCATAATTGATAATTTCAACGTTGAAATTAATAAAGGGGCAATTGCCCCTTTATTTTTGACTTAAATCCAGCCGGAAAATTCGTTGTCAACCATTGGATGTACTTCCCATCCATCACGTGACCAACGTAGTAACATCCAAAGAGTATCTAAGTAATGCATATTAATTCCCGTATAGGGCCTTAACTTCAGCTATTTTACCTTGACTAGCAAGGTAAGTGGCAGCACGAGCTGTGCCAAATGCTTCACAAAAAGAAGCGAATGCTTTAAAAAATGATTTCATATAAATTTGTCCTTTTGAGAAAAAGTGTATTGTTGGATATAGCTTTCCAACTGCCCTGCATCGGTAATGCCTTTGGTGCTTAGATAAGCATCTAAGCGGGTTTGATAACTGCTACCAGGGAACATTTCGGTTAAACGTTCTAGTATCGACAGCATCTTGTTTGAGATAAACTTCATGGTTTTCCTTTAATCTACAACAGTATTTATGTTGCAGTGCAACATCTACTCATGGTTTCTACTGACTTCTTAATATTAAATAAATATCAAAAGTAACCCGAGAATAATAATGCCATCACGAATTAACAAGTCAGTAATAATAAAACAACCGTTTGAGCATATACTAATTGACGGGTTCATAAATCCTCGATGGGTCGAAGCTACAGAAGCCGGCTTCTTAGAAACAGTGGAAATGAATCAAAGTAATGTTGGATTACCAGTCAATGAAAGAATTTACACCACTAAAACTCTGCATCCAGCACAGGGAAAACTATTTCACTTACAAAACGACCTTATAAAAGCGGTAAATGAAACTTGGGATCTAAATGTGGTAAAAGTAATCATGTCAGAAAATATATTACAGTCAGATGATTACATTGGGCCACACAATGATATGTGGTATCCAGAAATCCCAGTGCGTGGGATATTATATTTGAACAAAGAGAAAAAGTACGGAACACACCTGTATACCATGTTCGAAGACTATCATGATGCTATACCCCCTACAGAAGTTGGAGGCGAACCAGGACAATTATTATTAATACGTGTATCCAAGGACAGCCATCATAGTGTAGGTATGTTTTCTAACTTAGGCGATAGAATTACATTAAACTTTATGTTTTCTACCATCGACGATGTTCCTAAGAACTATTAAACATTCTTAGTTGAGCTAACGCTCAACTGCTTCTATCGCTTACGCTCTGAAGCTTTATTTTCTCTTTAAGTATCATCTAGATTCAGTCACAATTCGCCCGTTGCCGGGCAAACTGTGACTGGAACGCATCATCTGAGTTCTTTTGCACACTTGATAAAGGAGATTTAGTATCACTACTAACGGATGCGGCAACTCGCTGACACCCTACTCCAGATTCGCGAATAGTCGCGGAAGGCAGTTGTTCCCTATCAAGCGAAAACACTGACCCTCGGGGTGTATCTGTTTCACAGAGCCCGATCTTTTAAACCTTAAGTTGGTTCTTTTCTTGCAACACCCAAGAATCTAACGGCACAGCACTACCTGTACAGCCTCAATGGGGGTCGAGCAGCCTCGACCAAACAACGTTGCTATGTGAGACCATAATGTGGGAGATGTAAGTCGATTACAGGAGACCATGTGTTTATGCATGTATATACCAGGCCTTGACCTGGCAGTCAAAAGAACTATCAACCGTAGTAGTTAGCCGATTAAATATCAACATGCAATGGACTTATAACCACCAACCACTAGCTGAATTACCAGCGGGCACAGAAGCATTTGTTTATCTTATAACCAATCTAACCAACAATCGAAAGTATGTGGGTAAAAAGTTAGCTAAATTTAAAGTTACCAAGCCTCCGCTGAAAGGCAAAAAAAACAAACGCAGAAGCACAGTTGAAAGTGATTGGCGAGAGTATTGGGGCAGTAGCGACAACTTACTGGCAGATGTGGCAACATTGGGACCCAGTAACTTTACTAGAGAAATACTGCATCTCTGCCCCAGTAGAGGCGTGGCCAGTTATTTAGAAGCTAGAGAACAATTTGAACGTAGGGTCTTGGAAACAGATGATTACTACAACGGCATCATCAATGTTCGTGTGGGCAGTTCAAAAATTCTACGTGAAGCTCTGAGCCAATCAATAAAAGGGTAAGCCAGTTTTCTTGGTGGTTTCAAGATTTTCTTCAATGATCTCGCCAATGTGCTTGCGGTCATCGTAGGTCAACATCATGGCCTGATCAAGATTGATACTACCCCTCATGTACCACATGAGTTTGAATAGTTCCTTTTTAATGTCGTCACACTCTGTTAACTTACGTTCGCTCAACTTCTCAATTTCATCGCTGTCGAGAACTAAGAGTTGAGCCCGAAAAAATTTACTGCATCAAACTCCAAGTTCTGTTCAAACTCATTTTTACATTCTTCATTGTCGCAGACAATCTTCATGGGAGGGATATCATAGCGTGCCTTGTTGTTGGACAAGGTTGACGAAATTGCTCTGTAGATATTGGTGTCAGCATTGGCAATAAATTCGTTGATGTGATTTCTATCAGTGACCACAACTCCGTCAGGCAAGCTGATGTACTCCACTTGATCTATCACAGTTTCCAAAGTTAACTCTGTCAAGAATTTAAAACTTTCGTTGAATCTCTGCATTTTAACTTCTTGATCCATGTCTTCGGACAGTTCTAGATTGGAAATTAACTTTTGTTCTTCAAAGGTTCTCAATGACTTGGCGTTGATTTGTCTATAGCTCAAGGGCTTTAGGCCAAATTTCAACTCGTCAATCTGCACAGAATCATTCCATTCTGCACTCAAGGTCTTGGCCAAAATATTAGTGAGATCCAGTTCGTATTCGTTTTGTGTTTCACATTTTGGACACTTTGGTTCTACAGACATTTTATTTCCGTAGCTGGCCATGCGAATACTGATTAAAATACTGTCCATGTCAATGCTGGGAATATCCCAGGGTTCTTTCACCGCAGGAATACAGCTTTTAATAACATCAACAGTGCTTTGTCCGTTGAGCAAGGCATCCGGGGTACGCATGGCCATCTCATCTTTGGCAGTCATGGGAAAAATTGCAACTTCGCCGGTGGCCGGCCACTCAATGGCGCCATCAGCATAAAACCTACCCCTGCTGGGCAAGGGAGTATAGAGTTTGGCTTGTCTAAAATAATTTGCTAAGGGGTTGGGGTTCATTTGTTGGGTCATTTTTCTATCCATAAATACATGTATGCGTACCAGTATATATCCGAGGTAAAATGGCCATATC